GCAAAGCGATAGTCGGTTGGATTCTAGCAAACGAAATTTTATAGGGATTTAAAAATGTCATTTAACGAACCATATTTTGCGCCAATGAGCAACTACAGCAATACGAAAAAGGGCATGCCAATGGACGAGCAGGAAGCATGGCTTGACCAGTTTCCACAGAAACGCGCTGAGAACAAGCCAAACGGCGGCATCATTCAAAGCCTTGCTGATACCAGTGCTATGTCGTTACGTGAGCTAAGCGGTAAAGAGCGCAAGGCAGCACGCGCTAAAGCCCAACGTGAGCACCATCAGGCGTTAAAAAATCTCGCTAAGCAAGAAGTACAAGACGCAAAAGAGATTGCCAAGCAGTTAGCAGAATGGCGTAAAGAAAGTAAAAAACCATTCACAGCCAAAGAAATAGCCGCTGACAAAGAGGCTAAGCGACTAAAGCGAAATGAGCTGAATACCAATAGACGCAAAGAATTAATCCGAAGTGGAGAAATGTCAACCAAGAAAGGGCGTGAGGTTTTAGAAAAGTTAAAAGCCGAAGGTGTGATTTGCGTGGCTGATTGGGATATGGAGCGCAAGTATTTGTCATTCATCATGACGGACGCAAGAGAGCTGGGCTACAAGATTGGCAGCATCAAGTCAGGTCGATTTGTGACGCATTACACGCTAGACGAGCAATAAAAAACCCTAACGACGGGAATCATTAGGGCTAACAACTTAAACCACACAACGCAAATTATGCACAGGAATTATGACATGACAAACAGTACAAAGCAAACAAACAAAAGAAAGGCGATGTCTAAGAAGGTCCGCTTTGAAGTATTTAAGCGCGATTCATTCATCTGTCAATACTGCGGCCAGTCTGCGCCTGATGTGGTCCTACACGTTGACCACATACAGCCAGTAAGCAAAGGCGGTGATAACGACCTCATGAATCTCATTACCTCATGCCAAGCGTGTAACAGCGGCAAGAGCGATAGATTGCTAACAGACACCACATCGATTGATAAACAAAAGGCCCAGCTTGATGAGTTGAACGAAAAGCGCCAACAGCTAGAAATGATGATCGAATGGCGCGAAACATTAAAAGACTTTGATAGTGGCGCGGCCCAACGTATTGCTAGTTATTTTGAGGGCCAAGCGGACTGCAATATAACCATTAACGAATCAGGATTAAAAAACATTCGAAAATGGATGAAAAAATTTACTTATGCGGAGCTGCTAGAAGCGATTGATTGCGCTGTAGATGTATATATCAAGGATTGCACTATGGACGAGGCTAGTAACGCCTTTACCAAGATACCTCGAATCTGTGCAACACGGAAAAAAGAAAAGCAGACAGGGATCAATGAAAGGCATCTGTATTACATCAGAGGCATTTTAAAAAATAGATTTACTTACTGCAATGACAGGACCGCTATCGAAGTGTTGAGGGAGGCTGATGCACTGGGAATCGATGAGCAGGATTTAAAGGACATAGCGATAGAGAGTAGGAATTGGACCGAATGGCAAATGACAATGCATCAAGCAATGGAGGAATAGAGATGAGCTTTAAATTAGTGGCAGCCGTATTTGATATGAAAGTCGGCAACCCATTGCGAAAAATGGTGTTAATCAAACTTGCGGACCAAGCAAACGATGATGGTATTTGTTGGCCAAGTTACGAATCCATAGCGCGATCATGTGAGATTAGCAGAAGGTCCGTTGTAACGCATATTCAATGGCTAGAAGATAACGGTTTTTTGAGGATTGAGAGGCGCTATAACGCTGCTGAGAGTAAGAACTTTAGCAACCGTTATCACCTAACTCTAGGTTCAGCAAAGCAGTTTAAGAAAGCAATCAAATCAAAGGGTGGTGCAAATGCTGCACTAGGGAAAATAAAGAATGATGATGCAAATGCTGCACTAGGTGATGCAGGAAATGCACTAGGTAGTGCAACAGATGCACCATCTAATAGTGCAGGAGCTGCACCCAAACCTATCAGTAAACCTATCAATGAATCTATAAAGGAATCAGGCACCACGAAAAAGAAAAAAGTAGCTGTAGTAAAACCTGATGAATTATCTCAACAGACATGGGATGACCTATTAGAACTTAGGAAATCTAAGAAAGCGCCTCTTTCAGCTACAGCATGGAAAATGGCTGATAACGCTATTGAGGCCATTCAATATAAAACAGGCCATAGCATTGAGCAGATAGTTACTGTTTGGGTTGCTAGAGGTTGGACCACTGTAAAAGAAGAATGGTACTTCAATCACATTAAAAACGATCAGCCACAGCAAACAAATTATCAGGGGAATAACCATGCAAACCATCAATCAGCTAACAGCCAACTTAACCACTTTGACCAACTCAGAGCAGAAGCAAGAGCTAAGTACGGAAACACACAGCCAAACACAGGCGAACTCAGAACGGTCAATTAACCTTGTCATTGACTTGTTTGAAGATTGGTTACGAATGTATGGCAGCAAGCTAAAAGAGCGCCAAACGCTAGATTTGAGAACAGCAGAGCTATGGACACTTGCGATCAAGAACTCAGGTATCACGCTCAAAGAGTTTAACCAGGCGGCAGAGTTATCACTAAATCTTAAATGGCCACCAACAGCAGCACAGGATTTTATCGAGCTAATACGCCAAAACAAGCCTAGTGAATACCCAGCAGCACAATCAGCCTTCAACACAGCTTGCCAAAACTGCGGCATGAGAGGCGATGTTAAGCGAGATTGGAAGCATGAGGTGATATACGAGACAGCAAACCGCATTGGTTGGGGAATATTAGCCAGTGCTACTGAGTATTACTTCAAGACCTTTCGAGAGATTTACGAGCAAGTGGTGAGTGAGCATAGAAACGGTGACCGGTTTGTTATTCCCGAAGAACGACATTTGGCTTATGAGCACACACCAGTACAACAGGGCACAGCAGCAAGCGCGAACATTGACGCATTTTTAGCCAAGTTTGGCAGCAAAAAAGGTGAGGCGGTATGAGAACAATAACAATGCAAACAATCAAAGACGGCAAGCTATCGGGCGAAATACTAGAGGACGGCAAGTATTGGCAGATAGCACCTTTTGATTATGACGGTAAGCAAGGCAGGGATGCGGCGTTAATGGATAGATTGGACATTGTGCAGATTGAGGCGCAAATGGAGAAAGATATGGCAGGGAGTGAGCAAGCATGAGCAGCATGATTGATTTAAGGCAAGGCGATTGCTTAGAGATGCTTAAAGATATTCCGGACGGCTCGATTGATGCGGTCATGACTGATATGCCGTATGGCACTACAGCGTGTAAATGGGATACGGTAGTTGACCTTGATGCGCTATGGGTTGAGATTAAACGCATAACTAAACCTAATGCAGCTATTGTTATGACGGCTAGTCAACCATTCACTACCACACTGATAGCCAGTAACATTAAAAACTTTAAGCATGAGTGGGTGTGGCAGAAAAACAGAGGCTCAAATTTTGCCACCGTGAAGTATCAACCATTCAAAGAGCATGAGAGTGTCTTGGTTTTTAGCAGAGCATCTGAAAAAGTGAACTACTACCCGATAAAGCAAGAGCGCAGCGCAGGTGGTGCAAGTAGGGCTAATTATGATGTAAATGCGAGCAACACAGGAAAGCGTGATGTTTACGGAAATATCAAGGCTACCAATCAAGGCAAGATACCTAAGTTGCGATACCCATCTAGTGTGCAGAAGTTTAATACTGAGGTTGGATTGCACCCTACTCAAAAACCAGTTGCTTTAATGGAATACTTAATCAAGACCTACACTAACGAGCATGACGTTGTGATTGATATGTTTATGGGTAGTGGTAGCACTGGCGTGGCAGCTAAAAACCTAAACAGGCGCTTTGTTGGCATAGAACTTGACCCTGATTATTTTGCAATAGCTCAGGGGCGAATCAATCCACATGCAGAAGTGTTTGAAATAGGGCAGCTTGATATTTTTGGAGAGCAAGCATGAGCCAAACAGCATTTAAACCAGTATTCGACGGTTTTATGAAGATTTATCTGCATGACCCTGACCCTGACCGGTTAGCAGACAGAGCGGGGTTTACCGGTCAATGGGTTAAATCAAGACGCAAGCGAATTATGAAGCGTGACCGCAAGTTTCAAGTAACGCTACACATCATGGACATGGACGGACACAAGCGCGGATTGCAAAGCATGGTTTTTAAGGATAGAGGCGGCAAAGGTGATTTGTCCAAGGTGATATTCGGGTTCGGTAATGATTTCGTTGATGAGCTGAGAGCAGGTGATAAAGATTTGAAAGTAGATTTGGTTAATTCGTATGCTGTCGTGAGGGCTTAGGCATGAAAAACATAGCAAACAATAAAACAGTACAGCGCATGGAATGGATAAAGACAAACACTGTGGTTATCACTTACACGTGTGGCAGTAAAGAAACCATGAGTAGGGCTACGTTTAAGCAGATTATCAGAGAGGTTAAGTAATGGCTTTATCAGAGGACGACATACAAAAACAAATCATTGGCTGGGCGCGTCACAAGAAGGTAAACGGCAAGCCATTATCTGAGCTGATACATCATTCACCTAACGGCGGTCAGCGGCATATCGTGACAGCGACAAGATTTAAGGCAATGGGAACGCTCGCAGGATTCCCTGATTTATTTATCTTTATCGCAAGGGGCGGTTTTAACGGATTGTTTATCGAGCTGAAAAAACCTAAGGGCAGAGTAAGCGATATTCAGCAGCAAAGGATTGATGCGCTCAATGAGCAGGGTTATAGAGCAGTCATCTGCTACGGATTCGATGAAAGCATCAAAACAATAACAGATTATTTGGAGACATGGCCATGAACAACAAAACAAGAAAGCGTTTAGACCGAGTAACACAGCTCGATAGCAGAAACCTACCACGTATTAGCGGTATTTGCGTCATTAACGGCATTGAGCGACCAGTAGCAGCGTTTGAAGTGCCAAAAGGTACAAAGGCGTCAGAGCTTGCAAAGGTGCTGCTAGAACAGGCTTATACGGAGCGTGAGTATAAATTAACGGATTGGATGCAGGGAGTAGGGCAATGAGTGATATTGAGATTGGTAGTGTTTGGCGTGAAAAAACGGATGGAACTGAGCGCCATGTGGTTATCGTGGAGGATGAAGTGGTATGGGTTAAACGCCATGGCATGAAGGGCAGAGTGTGGATTGGAAAGCCTGATTTTTTAGCACGTTTTGAGCCAGTGCCAGACATGGTAGACCATCCGCCGCATTACAAAGATTCAAGCGGCGTTGGCTGCACAGAAGTGGTTAAGCACATGATGTATTTCGGCGGGGCGTGTTTTAAGTATCTCTATCGCTGTGGCAACAAGTGGGACGATGTTGAGGATTTAAAGAAGGCTGTTCGATGTGCCGAGTTAGCAGATGGTGACAGATTTATAACAGATGAATCTTGGTTGCGCGCAATGTATCAGGTCGCTAGTCATCGAGATGGAAATATTCAGCAAGCAATGTTTAGTATTCGCTGCCAGCAATGGGGCGATGTTATCGAAGATATTAAAGCTGAAATCGCAAGGCTAGAAAGTGAGTAAGCGCGATAACGACAGGCTTGAGCAGGTCCGGTCCTTACCATGTTGTGTTTGTGGTATGGGACCACGCTCACAGGCGGCTCATTCAAACTTTAGTGAGCACGGAAAAGGTCGGTCCATCAAAGCCGATGACAAATATACGATACCGTTATGTGATGCGGACCATAAAAGATTTGACCAGATGCTCATGGGTATGGACCGCAATCAATCGCTCGAATGGTTCAATAAAAAATTAGCTTTCATTGACGAGGTGCTGAATGACCAAAGCAAAGACGAAGCCCCTTTATTTTAGATTAGTCAGTGACGAGGTACGTGACAACTGCGTCAAGGCTCTGTTCATGGCTCAACAGAGCAGTGAGGAAGTGCTGGAGGTAACTATACAGCCTGAGAAGCGCAAGCGGTCGCTAAGTCAAAACAGGCTCTATTGGCTATGGGTTAATCAATGGAGCGAACACTGGGGTTGGACAGAGCAATACACGCACCACTTTTTCAAATATAAGTTTTTGGCAATCATATTTTACAGGGATGACGCGAAGTATGCAGAGGCTTGCGACGCGGTAAAAGTTATTAAGTTGATTGACGAGGGATTGTATAAATCGATAGCAGCAAACGTGGTCAGACAGACAAGCACGACAGATGCCAATACAGCACAGATGACAGAGTATTTAGACAAAATCGAGCGTTACTGCTACTCAAAAGGCGTGATGTTAAAGATACCGGATGAACTTAAATGGGTGAGGGATTGAGTATGATTGACGATATACAGGGTGTGTTAAAGGCGTGGGGCGCATGGTGTCGCAGCGACTTAGATAGAGTTGGTCATAAAAATAATTGGGGAGCGATACTAGCAGCAGCGCCAAAGCTAAAAGACGAAGAAGTGCCAACTTGCGGCATTAGATGGGAGTTATTTATTAATGACAAAATAACAATTAGTGATAAGCAGGGTGCCAAGATTGACCGTATTATAACCTTGATTGCTAAGCACGCTCCAGCACACGCTAAGTGTCTTACCTTAAAGTACGTGGATGGAGAGATACCAGTAGATATAGCGCAAGGTTACCTAACAGACTTTTTGTATGGTGATTGTGGTAAGAGAGCAGGTGAGCACAGAGCAAGGGAGTACATCGCTCATGCAGAGGGGTTAATCATGGGTATGTTGATGGATGATATTTAATCAAGCAACTACTAATTGACAGACTACGCGAGATAGTATAGCATGGGTATATGCTGCAATTTATTACGCAAGCAGCCTTTTGATTTAAGCCCTATCTATTAATTTAGATGGGGCTTTTTTACGTCTACGATTTAGCATGGAAGCTGCTATGAGCTTATACCAAGATAGCCACGAAGAGATATTTAACCGTTACCATAAAACTGATAACGTGGTTACTAAGCGGTCTTACCTAGATATTCTTATTCGTCGTGCCAACAATGGCAGCAAGAAAGCCGCTGAGTTGGTGCGTAAGATTGAATTAAGTAAATAACCAGTTTGCCCTCACTTGATTGTGCAGGGCATTTTTTATACCGACACGCTGGAGGGCGTATGAAAGACGATATGCTCGACAGCGTTGTGCTGACAGACAAAGAGGAATTGTTTGCTCAAGAAGTGGCAAGTGGTGCAACTCAATCCGCAGCCTATCGTAAGCATTATGATGCTGATGGTATGCAAGCAAATTCTATTCATGTTGAGGCTAGTAGGTTGCGTAACAAACCTAAGGTTTCCCTAAGGATTGATGAATTGAAAGCAATGGCTGCTGATGTGGCTATTGTGGACAAGGCAATGGTGCTTAGAGGCTTGCTGAACGAAGCTGAGGATATGACAGAGGGTTCAAGTCATGGCGCACGAGTAGCAGCATGGGCGCATCTTGGTAAGCATTTAGGAATGTTTAAAGATACGGTGAATCATGTGTCAGAAGATGGCAGCATGACGCCGACAATCAACAACTTCAACGGTGACGCTCAAGCAGCAAGCCAAGCGTATCAGGATATTATGGGTGGTAAATAATGCCTATCCCTTTTGCATTTGATTTTAAAAATC